CGGAAACACAAGTAGATTTGGAACATATATTATTTATGTTATGTCGCCTTTCAATAGTTCGGCTAAAACTAATATTTTAGTTAATTATGGTGCTTATGACAGTTCAGGTTTTAGGTCAGTTTTCTTAAATGGTACACAAGAGAGCGTGCAAAGTAATGCAGGATTTAGGTTCTTTTCTTCTGCAAATTTTCAATCAGCATCAACATTTAAAATATATGGATTTAATTAAGGAGTAATTATTATGTCAAACGAAAATAAAAAATTTGTTGTATCACCTGAAAATCCAAATGGAATTTTGGTTGATATGACAACAGAGGAATTAGCACAAAGAGATACTGATATTGCTAATATCGAAGCTAATATGACTGCTAAAGCAACTGAAGAACAAGCTAAAGAAGATTTAAAAGCTAGTGCAAGAGCAAAGTTAGTGGCAGGTGAACCATTAACAGAAGACGAAGCTAAAACAATAGTCTTATAATGCCTAGAAAAAAGATTACACCATCTAAGTACGCTGAGTTATCGGCAGGTGTAAGACTTTCTTCACACGAAAAACTTTGTGCTGAGAGAATGAAACACATTCAAGAAAGCATAAAAGAATTAAGTAAAGAAGTTAAACTATTAAGAAATGATGTTTCCAAAGGTAAAGGTGCAGTAGCAGTTTTAGTATTTATTGGAACTCTAATTGTTTCTATTGTTGGATTTTTAAATATAAAATGAAATATGTACTAATTTTGTATGTATGTAGTTTTATAAATGTAGGAAATCCACCTTGTTTTGAAAGTCACGTATTGCCTTTAGAGTTTGAAAATTATACTGATTGTATACTACAAGGTTATCAATCTTCGCATAACTTATTAATAACAAATTATTCTGATAGAATTGAAGATGAAAAATTGTCAATTAAATTTTATTGTCAAGGAGTTAAGGTAGGTGAAAATATCTGATAATACTTCAATAGCTATGCCTATGAGAAATCTTATAAGTATAGTAGTTGCAGTAGCTGTAGGTGTTTGGGCTTACTTTGGAATAGTAGAAAGAATAAATGTTCTAGAAACTTCGGAACAACTAATGAAAGCTGACCTCTTAAAAAAGGCAGAGCAAACACCAAAGAATTTAGAAATGCTAATGTTAATTGAAATGAACGCAAAGTTATTGGAAAAACACCAAATTCAATTAGACGAAAATATTCACACTAAAGTTTTATTAACTGAAGCAAATAAAAAAATAGATAAACTACAAGAAGACGTAGAAAAATTAATTAGAAAAAATGGTAATCACTAATGGTAGAAGTAATGGCATTGTTAATGTTTGTTGGTACAGAACAAAAACTAACAGAAATGACTTATATGCCTAGCGTATCAAAATGTATTGAGAAAAAAAGAATAGCTACTAGAAATAGTAATGCTCTTTATATTTGTTCTAAAGTAAAAGCAGAATTAAGTGATGATATGAAAATTATAAAAATAGAGAGAAATCAATGAGTGATGAAAAACTAAAAGAACTTCACGGAGTTCTAGCAAATAAATTACTAGAAAGAGTAAAAGACCCTGAAGTTAAGTCTTCAGATTTAAATGTAGCAAGACAATTTTTAAAGGATAATAATATAGACGCTGTACCTACACAGGACAGTCCACTTCAAAAACTTATAGAAGAACTACCTTTTGATGAAAAACGAAAAAATCCTGTCAAGACTAACTGACTTTAGGAATTTTCTATACATCACTTGGAAGCATTTAAATCTACCTGAACCAACTAAAATACAATACGACATAGCTGACTATATAGCTAATGGTGATAGTAGAATAATTGTATCTGCTTTCAGGGGTGTCGGAAAAAGTTGGATAACAGCTTCTTATGTATTGTGGAGATTATTATTAAATCCAAATGTTAATATATTAGTTGTATCTGCTTCTAAAAATAGGGCAGACGATTTTAGTACATTTTGCCTTAGATTGCTACACGAAATTCCAATATTACAACATTTATATCCACGAGACGAACAAAGACAATCTAAGATAAGTTTTGACGTAAATACTGCTATAGCTTCACAGCAACCCAGTGTAAAATCACTAGGAATTACGTCACAAATTACAGGTTCTCGTGCTGATTTAGTAGTAGCTGATGACGTAGAAACGTCAGGAAATACGCAAACTCAGTTTATGAGAGATAAGCTCTCAGAAGCCATAAAAGAGTTTGAAGCAGTGATTAAGCCAGATACCTCTAGAATTGTCTATCTGGGTACACCTCAGACCGAGCAAAGCATATATAATAAGCTACAAGAGAGAGGATATAAGGTCAGATATTGGACTGCTAGATACCCTAGTGAAAAACAGATAAAATCCTATGGTTCTAATCTAGCACCTATAATTAACAATACTTGGTCTACTGAACTTATAGGTAAACCAACTGACCCTACGAGATTTGACGAAAAAGACTTATTAGAAAGAGAAGCTAGTTATGGAAGACTAGGTTTCAATATGCAGTATCAACTAGATACTACACTTTCTGATTTAAACAAATTCCCACTAAAATTGTCGGATTTAATTGTAATGAATTGTAATCCTGACAATGCACCAGAGAAAGTAATATGGGCTTCTAGTCCTGAACTACAACATAATGATTTACCTAATGTTGGACTTCAGGGTGACGCTTATTTTAGACCTATGAATATACAAGGTCAGTGGCTTCCATATACAGGGTGTGTGATGGCGATTGACCCTAGTGGTAAAGGTAAAGATGAAACTGCTTATTGTATAACTAAGTTTGCAAATGGTAATATTTATCTTTTAGATATTGGTGGTTTCAATGCAGGTTATTCTGAACATACGTTATCTAAATTAGTAGACGTAGCAAAGAAACACAAAGTTAATAAAATATTAATTGAAGAAAACTTTGGTCAAGGAATGTTTGACGCTTTGTTAAAACCATATTTAATTAAGCAATATCCTTGTACTACAGAAATGGTAAGACAAACTTCTAATAAACATAGAAGAATATTAGATACGTTAGAACCTATTATTTCACAACATAGATTAATTGTAGATAAGTATGTAATCAAAAAGGATTACGAAGAAACTAATATGTTGTACCCACAAGAGACAGCACTAAGGTATCAACTATTCTATCAACTAAGTAGATTACAAAAAGAAGTCCACTCTTTACCACAAGATGACCGAATAGATTGTCTACAGGTAGCTTGTAATCACTGGGTTAAACATCTTTCTAGAGACCAAGAGTTAGCTATGAAGATGAGAAAAGATGAGTTATTTAATCAAGAAATGGAAAAATACTTTGGAGACAAAGTTGATAACACTTGGATTAAAATATGAAGTGTTGTCTATGTAAAAAGAAAGCTGATATAACTTATGATAATAAAAATTATTGTCAGTCTTGTTTTATGAATACTAATTTTAAGGAAGAAAATGAAGAAAAAATCAACAGTAAACAAAGCAGGTAATTATACCAAACCTACTCTACGTAAAAGAATATTTCAAAGATTAATGAATAGTTCTTCATACGGTACGCCAAGTGGTAAGTGGTCAGGAAGAAAAGCACAGGCACTTGCTCGTCTTTATAAGAAAGCAGGTGGGGGTTATAGATAATGGCTTTAGCACCCTCTCAGAAGTCTTTGAAGAACTGGTCGGCTCAAAAGTGGAGAACTAAGTCAGGTAAAAAGTCTAGTGTCACTGGTGAGAGATATTTACCAGAAAAGGTGATACAGAAGCTGTCACCACAGGAGTACGCAAGGTCTACTGCAAAGAAAAGAAAGAATAGAAAAAGAGCAAAATATAGTAAGAAAATAGCTTCTATGGTTAGAAATGCTCTTAAAGTTGTTTGATTTTGTTGTTTTTTAATTAAGTGCCACTATTAGGATATTACTTATAGTTAAACTATAGTTATACTTTATCCTTATATAAGAGCAACCAACAACATTTGACTATAGGTTGTATCTTATAGTAAATAAAGTTTATGAGTATAGAAGAACCAAAAGTAATATATCTAAAGGCACTCTTTAAGAAACATAAGACAGAGAAACGATTAGATAAACTAATTAAACATTTTATAATTATGAACAAGGGTTTTCTTGTTTCTAATGTAGATGGAGTTAAATTAAGTAAAACCGAGAAGAATAAAGAGGTTAAAAACTTTATATTAAACAATGTAGAGGACTTTTTAGGGTATGCGATAGACTACTCGTTATACGATAAGTTCTTTTCTGGTAAAAAATTTTAGTAAAAAAATCTGACAACCTTATATGTATAGACATTTTGCAATTCACCCCATACGTGTATAGGTCAATTTTTGTAAGGTATATGGTGTATATTGTATATGGTATACTTTTTTTATCACGTGAAGCCCTGATAATGCTTAATTTGTGATAGTCTTCAGGACTATTGCTTCAATATATCTTGATTTTTTCTTAAATTTTTTTATTGCTTCTATTCTTCTCATTATCTGTTTTGAAATTTTAAAAACTTTATGAAGTCAATTTGTTTTATAACTATTCTTATTCTTAATCTTGATGGAACTTTATATAAAGATAAATATGAAGTACCAATTAAACTAGATACTGAATGGAATGAAGAATTAGTTGTCAAGTGTAGCAATGAAGCTGACAAGATAAAGAATAGAATATCAACTCACCATTGGAACTATAAAGGACGTGGAGTTCTTAGTCAGGGTTATTACTTGAATGATGGTTCAGGAAGAATGGTTATAGGTTATTTATATTAAATGGACATATTGACGCACCATAAATATATTATGTAAAGATACTTGACATATATAATTTAAATACTATTTAATTAGTTATTGTTTAAATTTAACAGGAAAGGAACAAACAATGACTAAAAAAGCAAGTGAGATAGTTCAATTAGTGACTACTCAAATAATAAAAGATATGGAAAGTGCTGACGGCTCTAAGTGGATTAAGGGTTGGAGTAATAAGTCTTTTCAAAATATAAATGGACATCACTATACAGGGTTCAACGTCTTTTGGTTAAGTATGATTGACGGTGGGTTCTTAGGTGGTGAACCTAGACAGCGTAAAGTCTATGGAACTTACCTACAATGGAAGAATATTGGTTGTCAGGTGAAAAAAGGTTCTAAGTCTATTCAATTATTAAAACCAATAATTGGAGTTAAAAAGGTTGAAGATAAAGACGGTAAAGAAGTTGACCGTCCATATAAATTCTTCAGCACTTTTAACGTGTTTAATATTGAAGACGTTGACGGTGATATTTCTTCTTTTGATGGAGTTGACCGTCCACGTGAATTGAATGACGTTGAAGCGTCTAAAGTTGCTGACAATTATGTTAGTTATTTAAACGCTGATATTGAGCATATTGACGGTGGCAACGCTTATTATGTGCCTAGTCAAGATAAAGTATTTATGCCGTCACAAAGTGATTTTATAAATACTAAAGATGGAAGTGCAACTCATAATTATTATGGAACTTTATTTCACGAATTAACTCATTGGACAGGTCATTCCACTAGATGTGACAGGAAGCTGACAGGGTATAAAGGTTCTAAGGATTATGCTTTTGAAGAATTGGTTGCTGAATTAGGTTCAGCTTTTTTATGCAATCAATTAGACATTAGTGCAAGTCCACGACCTGACCACGCTAAGTATTTAAAGTCGTGGATTAGATGTTTAAAAGACAATCCTAATGCACTTCTAAACGCTTCAGGTTTAGCTAGTAAATCATTAAAGTATATGAATGAATTACAACCTGAATTTTTAGCACCTAAAAAGGTAGTATTAAAAGACTATAAAAAAGTAGCTTAAAACATTACTTGAAATTTAAAAGCCCAGTGTTTAAATACATTGGGCTTTTTTATATGTGTAAAGGAAAAAACAATGAATGAATTAAAAGAATTTAAATCATTACTGGACAGGATTTACGGCTCTAAAATTAAAGCTAGTAAAGACTTAGGTGTATCACGTCAATCAATCAATAATTGGTACACTGGTAAACATAAAATACCTATAATCATTCTAAAATATTTACGTAAAATATCTTGACATTCAAAAAAATATCCTTAAAAATTTTGATATTGATTTGAAATATTAATCAATGGAAAGGTAAACATTATGATTATTTTTGGGAAGACACCTAAAGATTGGAAGCGTGACTTAGGAATTAAAAGTCTTTATTACAGGACAGAAATAATAATATTCTTAGTCGGTTTCATTCTCGGAATAATTATATTTTAATATGAAAGGAAAGGACAATGCCTAAACTAAACAAACAAAAAACAGAGAAAGCATACCTTAGTGTATTTAATTTTATGCACAAAGGAACTTTTAATCTTGTAGATGGAGTTGCAAGTCACAAGAATATGAAGAACTCTGGTTCTGATGTTGGAAATTTTATTTATTTCATTATCAGAATTTGCATTAATAGACTTATGTATGATGGATATTGTAATCACGTCATTGGAAATATTCTAAAAGACGCTTACAAAGATGAAATCAAACGTAAGATTAAACACGACAAAGAAGACATTAAAAACTTTAAATTAAATTAGAGGTATATTATGTCATTGATGTCTAATAAATTAAGTAAACGTATCACACCTGATTACGTAGTCATTATGAAAAAAGATAAACGTGAAACTAAATACTATGTATATGGTGATTACTTATTTAACATTACGATTGATACAAATAAAACTATTGATGAGAAGATTAAGAATGAACTAAAGACTTTAGACATTAATAAACAAATCATTCTCAGCAATGGTACAATTATAAAAAGATATGTGAAACCTGATAAGGTTCTCATAAAAAGGATAGAAAACAATGAAGATAGAAGTGGTAAAAAAACTTCCGAACAAGGCACACGCTTTACCTGATAAAGATAAAAGCGTACTTGCTGAGACATTGGCTAAAGTTGTCACTGATATAGGTGATTTACCTAAAGTTGATGTGGAAGTTATTGTATATCAGACAGCAGAAGACTTAGTGTAAGTCATTTTGCTTCAACCACAAAAGCTAGGTTGTTTTTTATATTGCATTAGCCATCTAAAATGGTGGCTAGTGCTTAACAAAAGTAAAGGAAAACATTATGAAGTTGGCTAAGTATATTAAAGATAAATTACCACGAAGCATTACACTCAGAAAAAATAATAATTTATATGTCAAAAAAAGTAAAATCATTACACCAAAAGAACCACCAATAACATTATCAAAAGTTATACAAGTTGCTATCAAGTCTTCTCAGACTGAAGCAGAACAGAAGACAGAGTTTGAGAAGTCATTAGCTGAAGCACTGGCAGTTAAAAGACAGATGGAATTACAATTGAATGATAAGAATTTCATTCACAAATTACTACAGAATAATACTGAACCTACATTAACAAGTGTATTTAAAAATTTAACAATACAAAATTCATTACAGGAAGATTACTACAAAGACATTATCTATTTTTTCGGAGAGAATAAAAAATTAAATTCATTCTCTGTTAGTGAGATAGAAGAATTTAAAAAGTTTTTAGTAAACCATATTAAAAATAGAAAAAATAATTACAGAAAAACTTGCAGTAATACTTCAATCAATCAACGTCTAGGTTGTCTAAGAATAATACTACGTGAAGCATTAAAGAATAAACTCATTGAAGAAAAAGATTTACCTAATCCAAATCCAAGAGTAAACAATATGGGTGTTGAAGATTTACCAAGAAAACATTCTCAACAAAAGTTTGCATTAACTAAATCAGAACAAAAATTATTATTAAATAATACAAGTAATTCCTTTTGGTTTGATTTGTTTTCATTCGCTTTTGATACAGGTTTGAGACACGAGGGAGAACTAAATAAAATTAGACCAAGTGATGTAGATTATGGTAGAAGAACTATACAATTTTATAGACCAAAAACAGGACAGATGTCAGTTGATATACCACTTACTAATTCAGCGTATGAAATATTAAATAGAAGAAAACAAAACAACAATCTATTTTTTCCTGTATCAATAAGTTCAATCAGAAACTTCTGGTACAAATATATTTCATTATGTAATTTTCATAAAAAATTTACACCATATTCTACAAGACATACATTCATTACAAGATTAGCAGAAGAAGATACAAACCCTAAGATTGCAATGGAACTTGCAGGACATAAATGTATTGAAACAACTTTGAAATTTTACACTCATAGTTCAAGTAAAAAATTAAAAGAAGCAATATCAAAACTAGAAAACTAAAGGAGATACAATGGAAACTATATTAGAACAGCAACAAGCTGATATGAAAAAACATTTAGAAGAATTAATTAAAGTTGGTGTGGGTGGTAAATTTAAAGATACAAATAATTATACAGAATTAGTACAAGAAGAATTAGAATTTGAAAACGCTATGCTTCAGGGTGGTATAGATAGATTTAGAAAAACAATTACAGACGCAGTGACAAAGAACCAAGAAAGTACAACACTTCACGGATTAGTTTTACAACAAAAATATATTACAAAGTTATCTTTATTAATTAATGGAGATATACAAACAATGAATACTGGTGGTGCAGGTAATAGATTAACAGCACTTAAATTATTATGTCAGTGTTTACCACAACTTGCATTTAAAGATGGTGAACTTGTTAAAGATAAACATACATTGTGGGATACTTGTTCACTTATAACTTTGAAAAATGTTATTGATGGTATCTCAAATGAAACAACATTAAATAAACTTGCAATTAAAATAGGCAATGGTTTGATGATGGAAGCACGTATAACTTTATTCAGAGATACAAAGCGAGAAGAATACAACAGAGTAAACAAAAGATTATCAGGAAAAAACATTCCACAAAATGCAAACAGGTATCAATACAAACACAAAGTATGGGTGTATTGTATGAACAAACATAACCTAGAGTTTGATGACTGGACAAAAGAACAACGTCTACACTTAGGCGTTAAGATGTTAGATTACTTAGCCAAGTTAGGTTTAATTAAAATACAAAATAGAAAAATAAATAAATATAAAACCGTCACTTATGTTGAAGCAACAAGAAAAATTATAGACGAGATAAGAAACTTCAATATTAAAAACGAAGCATTACAACCTAAGTATCTTCCAATGTTAATGCCACCTAGAAAGTGGGATTGCAACCCTTTTGTTGGTGGTTATTATGGACGTAAACATAACTACGAAAACAAAGCAGAAGATGTAAAGGAGAATAAATAATATGCACTACAACTTAGTGAAAGCAAGTAATAGA